ACGGCGACCACCGTGATCTACACTCTTTCCCTACACGACGCTCTTCCGATCTTAAAAAAGAAATAATAGTAATTGATGAAAAAGGAAAAGAATTAATTTACGACATAGGTCTTATTTTAAGAACTATGATTATACTATTATAAAGTAAGAATAGTATAATAAAAAGAGAGAGTAAAAACTCTCTCTTTTTTATTTTATTTAGGATAACCCACTATCGAAATAGCTAGTAAATCAGACCCACTTGCGATGGTCTGTGGTACAGCAATATTAACAGCATTTTGTGAATTAACAATCTGACAACTAGATGTAATGTTTTGATTATTGGAAACAATTGTTACATTTATTAAGTTTACATCATACAGTTGTGAATCTGGGAACTCTATAGATGTATAGTATGTATCTGAACTAGATGAACCTGTTGTAAAGTTATAATTTTTATAGCATACAACAGTATACCCCTGATACGTTTTATAGTTAAATGCTACACCAGTGTTTCCGCCCGACAACGGAGAAATTGAAATATTAGCATTATCATCTATATAATGATTTGTTCTCGATTCAATTCTTCTGAAATTCATTTTCATAAATGAACATCCAATTATGATTAATGACAATTTATTAACATTTCCAGCAAAATTTGCGGTATCATCAATTTCCATTAAACCTGACTGAAACGCAAGACAATTCTGAAAAACAATAATATTATCTACCCCTGTGTAAACTGAATTGTGAAGATAAACATCTCTACCTGTGTATCCACGAAATTCACAACTATTAAATCTTAATCTTGTGTGGTTATTAGAACATCCAATCCCTACACCAGCGTTTTTTTCGGCAATCATTATACAATTATTAAATTGTGTTTCGTGATATTTTGCTGGACTGCTTTCGTGTGTGTGACCGCCCCCCTCATAATGCACCGCGTAACCGTTTGCTAAATTGTTAAAAAATCGGATATTATTAAATATTACAAAACCTGTAATATAAACAGCACCGTTTAAAGTAGTAGTAGTTGCAACTATATCTACCTCACCGACTCCTGTAAACGTCATACCCGAACGGTTAGACAAGTCTAAGTCCTCATGGTATGAGCCTTGCAGGATTAAAACGGTACAATTAGTTGGGTAATTATCATCCCCACTTGTTTTAATATCTGTTCTACTGTAAATATAATTTAAACAAGCTTTAATAGATGTAAAATCTCCATTTCCTTTATAATCTACAATAAAAATGTTTCTATTTGCAATAGGAATAGTCATAAAGTTTTCTTTTATATCATTAACATTAATTTCTATTGAATTAACTTTATTTGTAATATTTGTAACATTCGTTTTTAAGCTTGAAACATCAGACGATAACGTGTTTACCTTATTATCATTTGATTTTTTGTAATTACTTAATGCATTACTTGTTTCAGTATCTCTAATTAAAATTTCTTTTCCAAATAAACCGAATTTATCAACATAATCTGGCATTATTTTTTCACCTCTCTTACTGTTTAGCAATCGTTATCGTTTCTGTTGAACTACTATAAGCTATTTCATAATTATTAATAGCACTTAAATCTGATTTAATATTTGTGATATCAGATTTAATGTTAGTAACATCCCCCTGTATGGTTGCTATATTACCTCTTGCTGGGGCATCCTTTATGTTAATTGTTTTATTATTCAGTAAAAACTTTGATACATCCATGTTTCTTTTCCTCACTTTCAATTTTTATTTCTTCATTTTCTAAATTGTAATTATGTAAACAACTTGTTACATTTATTTCATATGAAAAGATTATTTTATTATTTTCTTTATCATACGTTGCGTTACCCAAAACTGAATCAAGTATTTCCAGCACTTTTTCTGATGTTTCACAAGTAAAAATTTTTTCAAGTTCTGTTAATCTACTTAAGACCTTGCATAAAACCTGATAATAACTTAAACTTTCATTATCATATTCAGTTGGTGTTATACCGTAAATTTTACACAAATCATTATAATTATTACAATGCATTTAATACACCTCGCTATCTAATTTCTATAATTGCCTCAATATTACCACCTTTTAAAAAATTTGCATAAATAATTCCTCAAATTCGCTTAGTAATAATTCGTCAATATTTAAAATCATTTCTCTATATGTTTTATACATTTCGGTTTTATTACTACCTGTAAATTCTTTTCTAACAACTTCATTCTCAGAGCCACTTCTATTTTCTGCCTTATTACTTGTTTCATTTCTACTAACAGTACTTGAAGAAACACTTTTTCCTGAATCTGTAGAATCGCTTTTACTGTTTTCAGAATTATTAACATTTGTAATATTTTCGTTGCGTTCAAGTAAACTAGCGTATGCATTATTTGTAATAGTGCTTTGCGGTTCATCACTTCTTAAATTCTGACTATTATTATTAGTGTTAGAAACACCAGAATTGCTATTATTTGTTACATTATTACTACTACTTGTAACATTTACACTGCTATCTGTTTTACTAGAATTGCTGTTAGATTCTTCTACGTTATCCGTATTGTTTTTATTTCTTGTTGTAGTATCTGAATTTAAAACCTGTAAGTCATCCAACGAATTTATTAATGATTTATACAAATTTTTATAATATGGCATTTTAATATTTAATCTATTATAAACTCTATCTCGCCATAAAGCTGGGGTTTCAAGTCCCATTTCTTCATATAGATACTTATTAATAAATTTATTAATAAATTCATTTTTATCGTTTACAGAATCGTTATAAAAATTAAAATCTTTATTGAAAACAAGACTTTTTGCAATCTGTTTAACATTATCAAGTGTAGCATTTTCATTTCCAATCATTCCAACTGCCCACTCATAAATGGATAATGTGTATTTACTCACTTTCAGCACCACCTTTTTGTATTATTTCTGAAATATAATCGTTACCTAAATTAACAAGTGTAGCTATTTCAGAATTGAATTTAACATTTAATTCTAAATTAAACATATTGTTTATTCTTCTTTCTGCAAGTTTTCTTGCGTTTAAACCGATATTTCGCTGAATCTCAACATATCCGTTGTTTCCTGAAACTTCTCCAGATACAAGTCTTTCCTTTTTATCAGATGTAAACGATTCGATACCACACCAGTTTAAAAAGTCATTAAATTCACTTTTTAATTCGGCTCTCAGTCTATCAGCTTTAAACTCTACTTGTAAATCAATCGGTTTTATTTTATCTACATCAAACATATCTTTAATAAATATGTAATCTTTTCCCTCGTCTATTTGATTTACAATATTTTTAGAAGAAAGTAAAGTATCTTTTGTTGTGGCAATAGAAATTGAATTTTTCTGTAAAGCTATATTTTTCATATATATTACATAAATATAAGCCATTCTTTCCGCATATAAACAAAGTGTATTGAAATCGGGGATAAAATCATTATTGTTATAAATAAGAACCGCATTTTTTGAATTTAGATTTCTTGAATATCCGTTTGCCGCATATGCTTTCCATTTCTGTGGAATATTATATACATTCATTTTACCCGATAAATTAACAAATGTTATTAAATACTCATTCATAATTTCGTCGTAGAAAAAAACACATACGCCATTCATTAATAAACTTCTTTCAAGAAACCACGGTTCAATCTCTATGGGTAAATTATCCCACACGAACCGATTAACGTATATATTCGTTAATCTTGTTAAGAAATTATTATATAAAATATTAAAATCGGTTGTAATAAGTTTAGCTTGGTTCTGTGTTTTTAATAATTTCTTTTCGTTTAATCTAAAATCAATGTTATTATACTGATTTGTTAAATTATACAATTTTATTACACCTCTTTTCTACCCATTGTTATTCACATCGAAATTTCCGATATCATTTGTATGCCAGACAAAGACCCCTTTATTAAAAATACTTTGTAAAGCTGTTAAATAATTATTACCACACGAACCTTGTAACACACAATTAGAAGTCTGAATATAGTTCCATAAATTTCGATTATTCATGTTTGGAACTTTAATTTTTTTTGTTGTATAACCATACACACTTAAAAAATCATCAACACTCTTGAAATCTCTGATAGAGTATGAAATTACGTCGGTTTGATTTCTATTGATTGCTGTGTTAATAGAACTTGACCCGATTGCACCTACAGAACCATTCGGTTTCTGTGAAGCCTGTTTATACTGTGCATCCATAGTCATTTCATAAATTCCTTGATTCAAATTGATACCAGCTTGATTTAATAAAGTAGATGTAGCACTATTTAATACTCCTGTAATATTTCCCGATATTGCGTTTGAGATACCGCCGATTGTACCCTGTGTAATATTTGCTAAACTAGAGAACTCTGTTCTCATATTTTGAGCCTGTGCTGCAGTAGCAAGTGTGATATTGTTAGCATTTAGCCACTGTGCATAAGCATTTCCAGATGTGACACAAGTTGGAAAGTTTGAATGTACGATAGATTCATTCCTAAATTCATCCTGATTGTTATAATCTATCGGATATGAAATTATTGTTGGTGTGGTACAAAGACAACCTGTCGTTCTAACTGTGAGTGTGTTTTTGTCATTTGATAATTCAAAACGTAATTCCATACTACCTCCCGAATTATTATCCACCTGAACGAAACAATATGGATTCGTATACAATTTTTTATTTTTTGGAATATACCCATTAAATAAATTTGTAACATTTACACTAACATTTACAGTGTTAGCTAATACTGGGTTTTCGGGGTCTGTCAAATCGCCGCAAAAAGTAGGACACATTTGTATCTGAATTATTTCGGATTCTTTACCTGCTAAAATTAACATTGCTAATTGTGGTACTATTGTTATATTTGTACCCGAAAAAATATTAACTCCAGAAAATACGTTGTTCATGCCGCCGTAATACATTTTTACACCTGTCGCTGACTCTGTCGCGGTTGTATAAACTAAAACATTCATTGTGTTATATGTAACAGATTGTTTTTCGGATAACATATATTCTCCTGTGCTTACTGGTTCGGGTAACGTGTTATTACCAATCACATCCTCACTTCTATTAACGTGTTCTCTTTCCACAAAGCAAGGCAATATTTTACATCCATAGAAATATGTTTGAAATATATCTATTTTAAATGTGAATTCTACAACGGTTTGAGAAATGTATGACATATCCATAATAAAAGCAAAAAACATATTGTTATTATTTTTAAAACATAGATAATTTGCATTTGCAAGTGTTACAGAATAATCACACGCAACTTTAATTCTATTGTTTTTAACAGATGTACAAGTGTATGAATATATTTCTTTTGCTGTAACATATTCCCATGCTTTTTCCTTATTTGAAAACAACCTGACATTTTTATATTCGGAATCCCACGGAATTGCACTACAAATATGAATTTCTGAATTTATTAGTATTCCTGTAATATCTGGTACGTTAGGAAAATCAATCATATTTTTACCTCACATTCTACCCTACATTTTGTAGGGTAGATATTAAATAGTTGTTATACGGTTACTGTAATCTTTTTAGTTGCAGAAACACTCGGATTGTATCTACTAGTTGCTTTAATTGTTATAGTTTTAGCAGTTTCGTTTTTATCAACAATCAAAATACCAGAACCAGAAACAAATGCTGTAGTATTACCTGTCACTGTTCCTACTATTTCCCAGTCTACAGCCTGTGGAATAACCGCTCCCTCGGTTGAATTTGAATCAGATATTTCAGCTTTGTATACTGTCTGTGAATCTATTGTGATAGATTCTGAACCTGAAATAGTGATTTCATCTCCTGTAATTGGGTTCGACGTAAAAACTACACACGGTCTGAATGGAGAAATTGAAAACATCTCCCATAAATGATAGAAGAAATTCCATCTTAAATTATCTCCGCGATAGTTTTCCGCAAATTCACGGTGCTGTTCTCTAATATTAAAGAATCTTACATCTGTAATAAAACCGTAAACATTTGACGGAAGTGAATCTACGATAATAGTCCTTGTAGAAACCTCTGCTTTACTCATGTTAAAAGCATAAGCTAAAGCATTCACATCAATTCTTGCGTTAATGTCTGGTGTGGTTATAAAAACTAAATCTTCTGGTCGTGAAGTTGCGTCAGAACCCGCGTAATTAAATTTTGGGTTAGGAAATCTTAAAGTATCAATCGTAGACCGAATCATAATTAACATTTCCTTAATATTTGTTTCTGTTGATGGTTCGGGCACTTCAACAGGATAAATGCAACCGTGTTCATATCCCTGTGTTAAAAGGTTTTTTGTAACTAAATATTCTTTGTAACTTGCTGAACTGTAAAGCACATCTAATTTTGCATTTATTAAAGACTGTAAGCCGTATTCATCTCTAAACGCGTTGCGTAATTCGTCGTATGAAATTGTTACTGCCCATTTTTTTCTGAAATTTACATCATGAAACGCTGTCATAATATTTGATTTATAAAGCTGAAAAATTTCTTTTTCATCTGAAAAAAAGTTGTAATCTGAACTTTCAATCATATTAACAAAAATTTCCTGTTCAGTCTGTCCGTATCTCATCGGTGCTTTTTTCAATTCAGCAAGTTCATTTTCAAATAACATTTTATTAACAGAAATGAAACCTATCTGTGTGACTAAAGAGTTTACAAAGTCGTTTCTAAGTGTTCTATTCTGCATGATATTATCATAAACACTGTTTATGTCTGCTAATTCCGCTTGTGTAAATGCTGAATAAACAGCACTACCTGTATTATTATTTAATGCACCTATAATTTCGCTGTTTTTTGCTTTTAACATATTTGTAATACCTCACTTTCTATTCTAATAATTCTGAATAATCACTTTCTTCTTTTTCTTCAACATCTTCTTTTTCTTCAACATCTTCTTTTTCTTCTTTTTCATGGTTGAACCCTTTAAAACGTGCAATATATTTTTCACGCAATTCCTCGTATTTTGTTCTAAAGTCGTCGCCTTTTTCTGTGTTATTTTCTTTGTTTTCTAATGCTGTTTTAATTACATTTAATTCATTATCAACCGTTTCGATATCGGGAATCTTTTCAATAACAATGTTTAATGCCTCAAGTTCTGTCATATTTTACCTCACTTTCCGACGTATTGTCGATACGTCAACAATTATTAATTATATTAAATTGTTGTTAATTAAGTATTGTACTGCTGAATAGTCTGCACCTAAAGCTGATTTTCTTTCCTGACCGTTTCCAAAATTACCGTTTTTTGTCTGTGTAGCTAAATTATAAAGTCTGTTTACCTCATTCTGTACTTTTTCATATTTTCCACCGAGTACAGCTTTTCTTTCTAAACCATCCCCATATTCTCCACGGAAAACAGCTAAAGCAATTTCGGTCACATTCCCTGAATCACCTAAATTGTCAAACCTTGTTAAATTGTTTGAAATAATAATTGATTTTAATGTTTCTGTGTAGTTTGGGTCTGTCGCGTATGCTTTTAAGTGTTCAACAGCATTAATAAAATCGTAATTATTAACAGCACCTGTATAGTATGATGATTCTGTTAATAAATTGTAATAATCTACGACAGATGATTTTAAGGAATCATAAGCACGAAAACATCCACCCTCTGCAACTTTAACATTATTGTAGTATTCGTGTGTTGTTGAATTGTAACAACTTCCAGCCCATGAACTAGTTGCTTTAATTCCAAAAGGTGCATTATAATGCATCATTGTTTCTGACTGTCCATACCCTGTTTCTAAGCAAGCCTGAGCCACACAGATAGATGGCAAAATATGCTTTGTTAAGGAATTGTTAATCTGATTCGCTAATTCACCAATGGTTTCAATAAATTCATCTTTATACATCTTTTTTCTCTCCTTTTAAAATTGATTCTTTTAGTTCGTAAAGTGCATTCGTATTGTTAGTTATACACTCACTTGTTTTTTCAATAATTTCCTGTAATTTTTCATTAACATTTTTTAATTCCTGTCGGTTTGAATCGGTTACTTTAAAAACATAATAACCCAGTCCAAGACAACACGCAATCGGAAAACCAACTGTGGAAATTATAGAAACAACTTCATTCATTATGTTACCTCTCTTTCTTTTTTAAATATATTGAAAACAGTCTCTCATTGAGTTTCTGATTCTCACATTTTTATAATAAATATTTCCAGATTTGTAGAAATAACTTATTAACATTTTAAATTTATCAGAAATAATTGGATAATCTGGTGTAATATCCTCTTTAAAAACAGAATATTTTTCTTTAAAAGATTCGTCAATTTTGTCTGTTATCCACATCGTTCTTACATCGCTAAAAATACCATAATTAATATTTTTATAACGTATTGTTACGGTGTATATGAAATCTCTATTTATTTTGTTTCTAATAAATGAAACCTCATCATCCAAGTAAAATTCATTTTTTATCATGTATTTTTCTTGTTCTGTACCTTTTATTAGTTCTGCTATAATTGTGTCATTCGCTTGTTCTATAAATGTTGTATCTGTATTATATTCTAACACAACCATTTTATTAAATTCTGTGTAAAATTGTTTTTTATTTGTTAAATTTGTTATGTGAAAAAAATCAAAATAAGGGTTATATTTAGAAACACTGTTTGCAAGTAAGTAAAATTTACAGGTTTCAGCTGGATTTTTTGCTAATCGAATGATTGTTGAAACGATGGACATAAAAGAACTCGAAACCTCATTGTTAAAATAATGATGAATTGTGTCCTCTATAATAAATTCGTCATAAATTAATGTTTTATAATCTACAAAACTAGCTGATTTTATAGTCTGTGATTTCGCAAGCCATAAAAATTCGCCCATTTTTCTTGAAATCTTTTTTTCTTTTCCTGAATCGGTTTTTATTTTCTTAGTTAAAAAAATTTCATTTCCAACTACTTCAATACTTTCGTTTTCATCAAGAATGGACTTCATGTCATCGAATAATTTATCTTTTATGCTTTTAATTTCCTCATAATATCTTCGCATATAAACAAATTTATTTCCATTTTTCTTAAATTGCTTAATACATTTTTCCTTTAATGCATATGTTTTTCCAATTGACCTCGCACCAACTATAAAATTAATAATTCTGTTATAACTATCTATTTTATTTAATTTATAATATTTTATTTTTATTCACTTCCTTTAAATATCCATCCTGTTTTTTCAAAACAGGGTGGATATAAATTTTATATTTGGACTTGAAAATGTTGTAATAATCGGTTAGGAATTTCCCGAATAATGTAATAAACACAGTTCCCACTGTTTTCCTTTAATTATTACATTTATTACATACTTATTTCAGCCACATCTTTATATTAACACATTATTACAATTCTGTCAAGTAGGTTCTACCGCATTTTATAACTTGTTTCTACAAGTAGTACACCGCCGTCTACTTGTTTAGGTCTAAGCTTGCATGGTAATTCAAGTCCTACTTTAAAGTCTGTAATATCTTTGTATCTTTTTTCCGCTCTGTTATAGTTTCCATTTTTGTCTTTTTTAAATAAAAATATTTCGTATTTTTCTTCTTGTTCTTCTGTTAATGTATTTTCAATTGATTTTACAAATATTTCTTTGCTTTTTTCTGGCATACCTGCACACTTTACATTGTAATAATACCCTTTTTCATTTTTAACTTTTTCTCCGATATAAATTCCAATTTCATTTTCTGTTAAGTTTTCTTTATCTACTTTTTCTATATATGTTTTTTGCCTTACAAATATAGATTCTGTCCAGTGTGTTTCTAATTTCCAACAACAAAATTTTGTGTTATGAACTCTAATACCTGTAAATTCGTCTGGTTCTAAGTCACAGTGTATCGAATCAGTATCAGCATAAATAAAACCACGTTTATCTTTACCGTAATAATTTTTTTGAGCGGCTCTAATTGTAAAATTTCTTGCATAACTTGTAATTGCAGAACCGCATGGAATAAACCATGTGTCTTTTTTGTGTTCTTCTACAACGTAGAAACCAAGACTTCCATCTTCTTTAATATATGCTACTTTAAAAGAAGAATCAGAACTTGTAGCAAGTTTTCCGTACAAATTATTTAAAAATAATTTTGCTAAAGTTCTCATAGCACCTGTACTTTCTTCTTTAATTTTTCGATATCTGTCAATATATTCGTCAAAAATTCCAGTTTCCGCATGAAAATATGTGACATCATGAATTTTTAAATTTGTAATATTATAGTGCTCTTTAAACAATTCCCAGTCGGTTTCTGTCATTGTCAAGTTCACGGTTGCTAATTTTGTTTTTCCATCGAAATCAACGAAATATGGGTTGTATGTTTTTGTCCGAGAATCCCATATATCCGACGTTTCTAAACACTCTGTCCCATCATACATTAAATTGTTTTTTATTTGAACAAAGGGTAAATATCCCTCTTTTATTTTAAATCTACAAGTAAAATGTATAAAATAATAATATTTATCTTTATTTTGTAACATTTCGTTAGGAACTAAATCTCCGTTTTCTATACTGTAATAAAAGGGTTTTCCGACAGGGTATTTGTTTCCTGATTCCCCGCTCATCATAGATGGATAAAGGCTATTTACATCTGCCGTTGTTCCTTTCCCGAATTTTTTATTTTCTTTACCTTTTACAACATAGCACCAGCCGCCCCGATAAGATTTACGAACCCATTCATCAAAGTTTTCATTTTTATTTCTGATTTTTATTTTTGTTAAGTCGGGAAATAAAACTTCTTTGTTGTTCGGTGTACCGTATTTATCATCAATTAAATTATTCAGTTTATTTTCCTTTATTATTTTTAAATATTCAGATTTACAACAAGAGCCAATTGTTAATTTTGTATGACCTTTTTCATACATAAATTCGACACATTCCTTTAAAACTAATACGTCGTTTTTTATATATTCTATATCTTTTTCAGTGCATTCAGATAAAGACTTTACAGACTTGTAATCCATTTCAGTCTTTCTATGCTTTGTTTTAAATGCTTTTCCACAATCGGATAAAGAAAAAGGTAGTAATTTTAAAGAATCACGGATATCAATAATCTTATTATGTACTTTTAATGTTAAAGAATAAAACTGTCCACGGTCTGAAATTGAATAAATAAATTCATTATTTAACATTTCTTTTTCTTCTTTAACATAGATCGGAAGAGCACACGTCTGAACTCCAGTCACACTTGAATCTCGT